GCGATGCATCCGATTCGGGCGCTTCCTGCTGCTCTCCGCCTGTCCCGTCATCGTCGTCGGCCCCTGCTATGCCGAAAGCATTCAACAGGCTGTAACGCCGCGCGTATGTGATGGTCGAACCGAAAGATTGCATGTTAGGCACCACGTCGACCGGGAACATATCCAATGTCTCGGACTTGCCGCCGCAAGACACCTTCGTGATTACCGCGCTCTTCCCGTCCTTCTTCTCGATGAGCCGCTGGGTGAGGAACAATCCCTCCTTGTTGCATGCGGGCCTTACCACGTCTAGGACGTTAGCGAGGGTCGCGTACTTGGTCTTGAAGCGCCCCATGTCGGCTTCAGCGTCCATCTTCGGGTTGGCTATGTTCCCCTGGGCCGCTGCCAAGCGGTCGTCTATGGTGCGCTCGTCGCTCATTCGGCCACCGCCTTGATAGCCCCGATGCCCTGCGCTCCTACCGTCGAGACGTACTTGGCGATAAGTACCGCATGGCTGTGCGTCCCGCTGAACTTAAGCTCCCATGTCTTCACAGGCTCGCTGACGGGCGTTTGCGGGTTTTCCTGAGTAGGTGCCGACTCGTGGCGCTTCTGCGCCTGTCGGTCTATCTCCATGGCCCTGCGAGCGCGTGCCGCCGCTTCCGCCTCTGCTTCGGTGAGCCGCTTGTCCTCGTCTATCGCCTTCTGCAGGTCGAGCGTCCTGCAATAGAGCGCGTCGCACGCTTCGGCGTGCGGTAGGCACAGGCTCGAAAGCGTCCGCCTGTCCTCCAATACTTTGGTAATCTTGGCGAAGAGCTCGTCCTCGGCCTTCTTCATGGTCGTGGTCTTGTTGAGCCACTTCGTGTCCTCGATGACCGAGTACGGCACCAGTTCGGCAAGGTCGCCGACCGCCCCTTTCCAGTCCTCTTCGAGCGTTGAGCGGCGTTCCTCTTTCCGTGCTTCCTCGTTGCGCTTCTCGACGCTGGAGAACAGTGAGAGCGTGGCGTTTATCTGCTCGGTTATTCCCTTTACGCCGGCTTCGAACCGGTTCAAGGGCTCGTTATACTTGCGCTTTATCTCCTTGCGCGATTCGTCGATGTCCTTGAACATGCCTCGCAGGGCCTTGGCGGAAACCTTGACGGCTTCCTCGTCCATAACGGCGATCTGCTCTTCGCTGTATCCCTTGTAGGGTTCCAGCTCCTTGTCCAACCGCTCCTGCATCGACTTGAAGTCGCACTCGATGACGGGCGGCGTATACTTCGCTATCTCGTTCATTCTCCCCACCTCTCGCAGTCGGCTACCGACGAATCGAGGTCTACGAACTCCCCGTATTCGAGGCACCAGCCTGCATCCTTGTGCCCGAAATCCGGCAGGACGCACCTGCCGCAATCCCGGCATTTCTTACCTTGCTTTGATTCCTCGAACCGGCGATCCTGCTCCGCTAAGAACATGTCAGCCAGTTCGCTTGGTTCCACCGCGCCCATCAGTCGGGTTCATCGGTCTTCTTGACTGATTCGAAAGCGCACGTCGTGGCTTTGATCGTCATATCTATGACCGATTGGAGGTCTTTCGTGTCGATGCTGATCGGCTCGTTCGTGAAATAAGGCAACGAGAGGACGAGCTTATTCGCGGTCTCGCTCTTGCCGCTCAGCGATGCGGCGGCATGCACCGCGTCGTTGTAATTGTCGAAAGCCATGATCGGCGTGTCCGAATAATCGTCTTTGCGGACGATGTATACCTTCTTCATTTCTGCTCCTTAGATTCCCGTAACCGGCAAGTATCCGACCATACGGCCGTCCGGGTTGTACGGCATGACGGTCACTTCGATGTGCGGGTTGTTGGCGTTGAACCTGTAGTGGTGGTAGACGTTGCGTATGAACTTCGGCGAATCGTCCGGGACGATCCCGCAATCCACCAGTCCGTCTAGGATGAACTTGCTCGCGAATTGGATGTTGTCCACATCGCGGAGGGCGCCGTTCTTCTTGCGTCCCTCTATCCATGAGATTCCGACCTCGATAGGCCCGTCCATGGGTTTGATGCCGGCTGACCGTATCGCCCATGTGACGGCTTCGGTCTGCTCCGATTTCGCTTTGGCCCCGACGTGCTTGTTCGTCCTACAGGCGTCTATATACTCGTTCAGGCCCATCAAGCGGCCCGGAATGCTGAACGTCTGCCTCATAGGTCGTTCGCCTGTTTCACCGAATCAGTTGAAACGTCGCAAGCGGATTCGCGTATCTCCAAGTACTTGCGGACATTGGGGAACTGCCGGATCATCTGCCGTGCCAGGGCCGCGCGGATGTTGTTGTTGACCTTAAACCCGTCGATACCTTCGAGGTGCATGTGCCAGCGGACTTCCTCGCACAGGGCGCCGATGCCGAACCTTTGTCCGGCCTTGGCGTACTTCTGGGCCTTGCGGCACATCCAACCCCATGCATCGCGGTTCTCGTCTATCCACCGCATCGCCTTGGCGGTAAATTCGTCGCCCTTTCCGGTGTCGATAAGTGCCATCTGCTCCATCACTCCATCACCGCCCGCGGCTTGACAAACGATTGGATGTCTCCCAGCGAATCGATGAAATCAAGCTCCGATACGAACTCGTCTACCGAGTCGCTGTCCTCGACGTAGGACATGGCGCGGGCAATCACCATCGCATCGCTGCGGTTCATGAACGCGATTCGGGGTTCCTCTGACTTGTGGCGTCGAACGCAGTAGATCTTCTTGGTAGCCATCAGTACCACCCCGCAGACTTCGCGAGCCCGAGCCCGTACACGACCAGCAGCAAGCCGAGGAAGGAACAAATCCCGACCTTGAACGCCTCGCTTTGCATGTCATCCACCCAGGATTTGCCCCAGTCGGCGAGACGCTGTATGATGTCCGGGATGGTGCATCCATCGATTACGCCCATGCTTTCCAGGCTGCGGGCGTTTTCTTTTTGGTACGGTTCCCCGTACGTGTAGTAGTTCTTCACGATTCCTCCCTTTCAAGACTTACGCGGTGCATCTGTTATCACCATGCGTAGTGGGTTGTAGCTTTCGTCCAGTTCGACAAGCGAACGAAGATGCCCGCCGATCTTTTTTCGAAAGATAGAACGCCGTAGCGACAGCGGAAACATCATTGGATTCGCTAAACTCCACGTGCGCCACGTGGTATTGGACAAAATCTTCTGGGATGTTGAAATAATTGACCGAGCATAGAATGTCTGCTCGGTATTCAGGCGGCTTGCGTTCCGGTGCCTCGCTTTCGCAAGCTTCTTCTTTTTCCTTCATGATTCCTCCCTTACCAGCCCTAGTTCGGGCCACTCGTTACTTGATATATCCTTCTCCGACCCCATGCCCGCAGCATGCGGACGATGCACCCGGTATATTCCCGATGCATGCGTCGTACCCTTCGGGGGTCGGCATCTTCCCGCATCGTATGCATGGCCTCGAATCGTCGAAAGGCTCGCCTGTGTCCTCGTAGAACCAGCTGCCGTCGCGGTAGGTTATCGGGTGACCGCGTGCATATGCTCTTGCTGGCATGCTTGCTCCTTCGCCTTGTAAGTCGCCCAGTCCGCATCCGTGGCTTCTATCAGCCACTTGTGCGTACCAGCCATCCTCACCGCGTGCACGATTCCGCTTTTCATCCAGCGGTAAACGGTGTTTCGATGCACCGATTTAGCCGCTGCGTATTCATCGCACGTCATCAGCATGGCTTGCTCCTTCCTCTTGTTTTCCTTTCCGCCCTCCGCCAACCTACCTACCCTCGCTCCCTTAATGCAGGGAGGTCTAGGGGATTCGGCGTTGTACGCGTTGAGCGGCTATGCGATTGTCAATGAGCGAGAATTCCGAATATATGTCACGGATGCAGCGTTAGAATCTGTCTGGATGCGAAGTGGGGAATCCAGACTTAGGAGCAACAATGGGAAGCGATATAAAAATCGAGTTCAACCAAGATGCAATGGATGAGATAGCCAACAGTGCGATGGACGATGCGCTAGAAAGAGGCATCGAGGTCGATTGCACCGTATGCGGAAACACGTTCACCCTGAGCAACGAACAGCTACAGTGCCCGCATTGCGGGGTCGAGTACAGGCCGAAGCACCTCTAGCTTTTTACTACCGGGGTTATGGTATGGACTCCATTAAGTTCTTCGAGAATGGATTCCGCCTCGGATAGAAGCTCGGAAAGACGCACAACCTTATCTTGCACATCATCGAGACCTTCGAGTTTTATCTTCAACACAACAGATTTGACAGGTTCTTCGATATCGGGCATTTACAACCTCTTTTCTCCACTTCGCGTCTGCTGCACCCATGACATATATTCGGTTTTCAAAGAGCATTCGAGCGGTTAGCGCCCGTGGTGATTGCTGCTGCTAGAGTGCTTTTGCCACATGCTGCATGACCATAGTCAGCGGGTCGTTCTGCCAGTCGATAAGGCTTCCGGCATAGCTGCCCCAAAAAACAGCAGCGCACGTGAGTACCAGAGCGGCAACCACCGCGACGGCGATAGATATGTCTGCCGCAATGTCCCATTCGTCCAACCGTTTCGATTTCGTGTGAACGATCTCGAATATGACTGCGCAGATGATGGCGACGACCATAGCCGCAAGCGCGATGTAAAAGACGGTCTGCGACTGATTGACGGCGTTCTGGCAATCTGCTACCTTCATCGCGATGTAATCTGGTGTCGCCACCGATTGAGCGAAAGCGTTCAGTTCCATCCTTATTTCTCCCTCCTTCCTTGCGCGGTCTAGGCCGCTTTGGTGTTGGTGGTTAAGCTGTCTGGGCTAATTTGTAAGTGGTTAGATATACGTTCGTTTACGATGCGAAATGATTGATACAATCCCTGTGATGGGAGGTGATATCTATGAAGAACTTCGAAGAGTTTCTAAGCGAGATTGACAAAGCACAGATTGCACAGACAATCTATGATGCCCGCTCTAAGCTTTCTCCTGCACTTGAAGAGAAGGGATACACTGGATATAAGCTTGAGCAAGCGTTAGCGACGCCGATGGCGATAACTGCTGCCGAGACGATGCTTGAGGCGTATCACAATTGGCTTGTCCCTCAAATCGATTCAACGAAGTAGTATCTTTGTCGATGCGGAGGTTCCTGTTGCTGCGGGTACCTCCGCGTTGCTTTTCCTTCATGTTTTTCTCCTTTCTTTGCTCGTAGGGCTAATCGCTTTGGTGTTGCTAGTTGATACGACCAGCAAGTTCATCAAGTGAACAGTTGAGAATGTCTGCTGCTTTTTCGGCAGCATCAAAAGTCATAATGGAAGAAGAGTTTTTCCAGTGGTAGACGGTCTGACGAGTAACGCCCATTCGATTTGCGAACTCAGTAACAGACATTCCGGATCGTTCGAGAAGCAAGTTGAGAGAGCCGCCATAAGAAGCATCCAGTTTAATCACCTCCCCGTGAGTTACATCAGCTTGCTCATGTAACTTAGTATAGGCATGATTATCTAACTGTCAACATAAATTTACATTATCTTGCTTTTTTGGTAAACTTGGCCGCGTTATCCGAATACGATTTGGGAGCAATAATGTCTTTGCAGCTTAAAAACCTTCGCAAACAAGCTGGTATGTTGCAAAAGGACTTGGCAGAAAAAACGGGCATAAGAATCCGCACAATCCAGTCATGGGAGCGCGAAGAAGCTAAGATGGGCCTCGACAGTGCATGCAAAATAGCTGATGCCCTAGACTGTTCTCTTGATGAACTCGCTGGGAGAAAATTCAATGTTGAAAAGTACAGCGACGAAAACCAGAAAATGATAAATATGTCATATGAAAATATGAATAAAAGGGGTCAGGAGCGTCTTGCAGAGCAAGCGCACGTGATGTATAAGTCCGGCGAATATCAAAGCGAAGATAATAAAGTTTCAAGAACTGCATAGGTAAGGGGAGAAAAATGTCGGAGTCTGCAAAAGGGAAATTAACGCCGAAGAAGCTTGCGTTGATGCTTATCGTCACATTTGTATTGCTGGTGGCAATCATATCGGCAATAAACGGGAACAAGAGCACACAAACAAGCACTAATGATGCTGATTCGTCTAATCAGCAGCCCCAAGCTACAACTCAAAATAAAACTTCGGCACTAATTACGGAAACTACTGAAACAAAGCCTGCAGAAACAAAGATTCCATCGTTTACTTTGCAGAATGAAACATCCGAGAACAAATCCGTATATATAGATTATGCAATCGGAGATAACGACTCGTTCTTTAATCTGTCTGACAACGACAAGCAAACCCTTGCACAATCTGTATACGATGACGCTTTGTCCCATCTGAATAGCGACTATCCAGGTTCAAGCAATATGTCAGTAATGGTGTATACGGCAACTTCTGATGCTGCTTTTGCAATAAACAGACCGAATGATATTGCGACTCCCAAGGTTAATTTCTACAAGTACAAAAACGGCTCTGGAAGCGTTGCCGATTATGAATGGTATGACGACAGATACGGCAACGGAAGAACCTGGTAATAGATAGAATTCGACCCGCGTTGAACGGTGCAGGAACACCTACGCGGGTCTAGTCCAAACTTACAAGAGAGGACAGGTGCATCATATCATGAAAACCTCGTCCGGCACCCGCTATGGAGCCATCCCACGAGCTGCGAAGGGTACGCCGAAAGGGAAATGCCGGCATTGGCAAATCCGCGTTGAGAACGGAAAAACCAAAGCAGGCGGCATATCGTGGAGCACCGAGGTTTTCGACGGCACGTACACCGCCGCCATCGACAAGGCGCGCGGAATAGCCGAAAGCATGGATGCCGGCGAAACCGTGGCTCGCACGCAGTGGACGTTTTCTCAATACGCCGCGCACTGGAACGATTCGAAACTGGCTATGGGTGTGATCGACGCGTCCACGCATGCCAAGAACGCGGCGTTTCTTAAGTCCATCAGTCGGCATCTTGGCGCGCTTAACCTCCAAGCCGTGACCGTGACAGACGTTGAGAACTGTTTTACGGCGCTTATGTCCGGTGATAGCCCTTCGGGGCGCAAGTTGTCGGGAACGACGGTCAGGTGCTATGCCACGGTCGCGTGGGGTATGTTCGAGCACGCCCGCAAGGCAGGGTTGGTTATATCCAACCCATTCATCGACGCAATGAGACCTCAGCAGGACACGCCGGAGATGCCGGCGCTTGGAATAGGCGACGAGGTTCAGCTTATCGTGTCTCTCGACCCTGAAGAAGTTCACCAGCTGGCGATTATCATCATGTGCGAATCAGGGTTGCGGCAGTGCGAATTCTGCGGCGATGCGATGACATGGGCGGATACGCGCACGTACATGCATGTGACGCGCACGAAGAAGAAGAAGGGCGACGTTGATTCGGCTGGCATCCGCGATGTGCCCATCAGCTCCACTTTGCGATCCGCGCTCGATGCCCGCGAGGCTTGGTTGAAGCAGGCTGCAAACACCGGCGACGTATCGTCATGGCCTTTATTGGCAGACCAGCACGGCGAGGGTTTGAAATCGAACGGGCTCCGCCATTGGTGGAGACGCCACGCGTCTGATTACGGCATGGATGGATGGCACCTGCATCAATTCCGCCACACGTTCGCAACCGACCTTGCAGAAGCCAATGTGCATCCGAAGGTCATGGCAAAGCTCCTAGGGCATGCGAGCGAGCGTACTTCACTGGGCATCTATACCCATGTCCACGCCGCGCAGATGGGATCCGCAATGGACGTGCTCGATGCTGCCAAAATGCACGCCGTGGATTCTCACGAGTGATTTTAGTACAAATCTAGTACACATGATGATAATAAGTATAGACACAAAAAAGCAGGTCAACCTAAATTCAACGGTTGACCTGCTGTTTAAGTGGTGGGCGTAACAGGGTTTGAACCTGTGGCCTCTTCCGTGTGAAGGTATGAAAAACGTATAACACTATCATCCACTATATACCATTTTCGCAGTTCAGCAGCGGTATCTATACACCACTATGCACCATTGCAAAGCATCGTGTACTATGTTTTTAGTACAAATCTAGTACACGCTTTTGATACCTTTATGCCAACCGCATGATTTAATGCAAGGCAATATTGAAATCATGCGGTAAGTATACGGTAAGTTTATCTATAGCGCCTTAGAACGGCTCTGCGCAAGCCGTTGAACTGGGCAAACGAAACTGCTCCATAAACACGAAAACTGCCCCGCACCGCGACATTACGTCAGCGATGCGGGGCATCTTGGTGTGCGGCCTAAGCCGCCGAAAGGTATGCGGTAAAACGGTCGATTGGCTTGAAGTTCCCAGCGAAATCATCGCTGCTGCCGCCCGTGTCGGTCGTATCTTTCATGGTTGATAGGAAGTCGCTGTAGAGCGGTGAGACCGCATAGTAGACGGACATCCAGCCCGTAGAAGCCGGGTCGGGCGTGTCGTAGGAGCAGCGAACCCAAATGATCGGGGAGCCGTCCCCGGCGCACCCGTTGGCAGTGTCATTGATGTTGTAGGCTGATACAGCGGGAAGACCGCCTGGTTTGTCCTCGGTGCCGACCTGGTACCAACCGTCCATCTGCATGGCGATGTAGATTATCGGGTCGCCCTGGACTCCCGCGAACCAATCAGAGCTGCCGCCCGCGTCGGTCTGCCCCACCATCTCGGACAGCACGCCGCGTGATTGCGTCGCAACCTGGTAGCGCACGTCGCTGCTATAGGATGGCGCAGGCTGCGGAGCGGGTTGCGGACGGTCTACGACCGCTGTAGTGGAGTCGTACCAATAGGACGTATCAACCCCGCAAACTCCATCGTCAGCGTATTGCCATCCGATAACCGAACCGGAGTAGTCGAGCGGCGCGTTGTAGTCGGCAACCCATCCGTCAAACGGCAGCGATGCAAGGCCCGTCGAGCTTGCGTTGTAAGCGCCGCTGTACCATATCGCATGGTAGCCAGCGTCCTGCACACGCTGGCAGATGATGCTCGCCGCACTCTGGTAGTACCACTCCAAGCCGCCTTGTTCGACGTCGATGACAACGCCGAGAGTCGGATTACAGGTGGATGCCTGGCGCAAAAGATGGTCGGCTTCGCTATTCGCCATGTCATCGTTACTTGCATACGAGTACAGGTAGATGCCGTAAGGGATGCCAAGACGCTCGCACTGCTGCACGTTGTAGGCGAACGTCCAATCGTCCTGCGCGCTGTCGTTATTGCCGTATCCGCATTCGAGGATGGCCCCGTCTATTTGTCCTGCGGCAGAATCCCAGTCGAAATAACCTTGCGAGTAGCCCACGTCTATGACAGTTTTGCTAACGCCATCAGCAGATGCGGTAGGCACGACCTTCTGGGCGATTGTCCCCGATTGGTCGATGCCAGCCTGCGACATCGTTGACGCGTCTTGCGACATGCTTGCCGAATCGTCGCGGTGGGCCAGCATATTACCCGGCTGGCCCCACATCCACAAAGGCATAAAAAAAAGCGCCCCGAGGACGCCAGCAAGAAATGCTCCGATTAGATAGCGCCATTTGCAGCGCCTGAAGTGACCCATGGTTACGCTGCCTGATCGGTGGTTTTGTCGTCGGTCTTATCGACCACGACCTTGACGGCAGTAAGCGCGTCCATCAGCTTGCTCGTGATTCCAATGCCTTTAAAGGCGCGGTATGCGATTTGCGTGCCGCCGACGAATACCATCACGACGGCTGTGATATTCTCCGGCGTGATTGCGATGCCGGATGTGACCATGTAAGCCGCGCCGGTCAGCGCGCAGATGACGATTGCAATCCAGTTCTTGACGTTGGCGCTCCACGTCTCGCCTTGCAAGAGCGCGATGACGAACGGGAGCACAACCGCGATGACGAGTGCGGCTACCTGGTTGATGATTACTTCCATGATGATTCTCCTTAGTCTTCCTTTATTGGCAGGGCCATGATCTCTTCGTAGAGCCGCGTCCCGGTTCCGTTTCCGCCGAGGTCGTGATATGCGACGTAATTGCGCTCTGTGACCTCTTTATCGGCAACAGTGCACCACCCCTGCTCGACCACGCATCTTCGGTGCGTTTCCATAAGGGCATTGCGCAAAAGCGATCGCATCCCGTTTTGCAGGGCCACATCGAGCTTGGCGCGATCAGCATCTTTGCCTTGCTGCGATTTGCGGTATTCGCGCGCCTTACCGCCTACGTAAGCAAGCAATGCAGTTACAATCCACACGATTACGGATGCGGTTATTGCATTGATATCCATCACACGCTCCATTCAGCCGTGCATGCGATGCGCTGTTGCGATGTCGGTGCGAGTACGCGCACATCACCGGATGCTTCGACCTTGAGAAACGCGGAATCCACGTTTACAGCGGCCCATGCAGCGGGGTACGCCATGATCTTTGCTGGTCGGAACCCTGCAGGAATCGTAAAGATTGCTACGGAATCAGATAGCGTAGTCTGCTCCTTGTAGGTAGCGTCGAGGTGCATATGCACAATGTTCCCGGTCTTGACCAGCGAGAAATCGGAGATCGCCCAGTCCGACGCGAATATCGCGTTGCCGACAGCCGAATCCCCATGAAGTGGATATAGGTTCTGCGCCAGCTGTCCGATTGTCGGGGTGATGCCATCGAGGCATACCCTCCAAAGCGGTATCTGCGCCGTGGTGTCGCCGTTGAGTATCGACCCCGTTACAGTTGGGTCTACGGGGTTCGTGGGGCTCGTTGACGGGGTGCCTTGCACGACTGCCAAAGGTGCTGCTTCGACGTTGTTTGCCAACGAATAGCTGAGGCATACGAGGTCGTTCCTTTTTTGGCCTTGGGTGCCGTTTGCGATAGTCATATCGCCGCCTGTTACCTGCACCACCGCACCTTGGACCATTACATACCCATCCGCTATGTGGAAGGTGTTGGCCGATGCCATCGTCGCCGCGCACCCTGTTAGGATGTAGTTTCCCGTTCCTATCGTGCGGGCGAGTATGCTGCGTCCCTGGTCGCTGCGAACGTGAGGCGTGCCGTTGCGCGACCCTGTTACCAGATCAGTGTTCATATGGCCTCCTAAGCCGTCATCCATTTAGCTATGCACGTAAGGCGCATTCCCGCGCCAGTCGAAAGAACGTGAACGACGCCTGATGATTCGAATTTGACAAATGCCGGGAATACGCTTCCCGTTGCCCACACTCCGGGCGCAGTGGCCTCGGCAGCAGGACGGAAACCTGCAGGTATAGTGAACAAGTCGTAATCGAGTGTGGTAGCCGACTTGTATGTAGCGTCTATCCTGCAGCACACCTCGTTGCCCCGTTTCAGCAACTCGAAAGCCCCGACAGTCCAGTCAGCAGGAAAGTTCGCACTGCCAGTTGCGGTTGCAGGGGATAAAATCGACTCGAAAACATCCATTGGGATAGTTTTGCTGCTGGTTTGTACGTTATGCCCTTTAAGCGCAACGTCATACCCGATCATCCCTACACCATTGTCAGAGGGCTGGCCTAGACTGTCATACGTCGTCATTGCGATAGTGTCGCCAGTAGGTACCATCATGAGCATCTGGGAGTCTGATTTGATTACTGCATACCCCGATGCTTTGGTGATTGAAAAAGTGCCAGCACAAAGCTTTATCACTGAGGATGCCGAGTTCATGCCGAGTTCGATGGCGTCGGATGCGAAACGGGCCAGATTTGTCGTACCTGATTTGAAAAAGTTGGCAACAGATGTGAGCAGCTGATGGAACCCGCTGGTATCTTTGTCACCTGTTGCCGACATGTTCAGCCCGTTTTCGTCCACCCACGATGACTCTTGGGTTTCGTCAGCCTTGTCTAGTTCGAGTTGCTTTGTCATTTATCCACCACCGTATAGGTTTTGCCGGATGATATGTTGGTGTACTTCTGCCCGGTATCCATTGCAGTTGGATTTGGGTCAGCCGATAAGTACAGGTGCGAGTCTAATGTTGCGGGCGACCAATCGGTCGGTCTGTTCCCGCGCTCCATCTTCAAGCCCCAGATTGCAAGCGGCGAACTGTTCCAATTCTCTATGCGCATCCAGAGCGTTACATCTTCAAGAACCGATACCGTTGCCGATATGCGTTTTGCAGTAGAGCCGATTTGGCCTATATCTACGATTGCAGGAGATACTTTCGAGTCATCTCCGTTCGTCATAGAGACGCGCACGTTCTCTTCGCCGTTTCCTACGACCCATGCGGAGATCGTGTACTGCTCTCCTGCTTTTGCCGCGATTGTCTGGCACAGTCCGGCGTATTGGCCGTTCTTGTACATCATCGCGAATCCGTCTGCGGTGAATCCCGATGCGGTCCACGCTGTCAGGTTCTGCCACGCTGTTCCAAAAAATCCACGCGAACCCGTAAGCAGGTTAAGACCTCCGATTTGCAGGTTGTCGATAGAGCTTTTTGCCGTCGTTGCCGTTCCATGTGCCGCCAGAGCTTCGTTCAATGCGGCTATCGATTGCGCGGTCTGGCTCTGTGCCGCTTGCTCTTCTGCGGTCTTGAGCACCGTCCCGGCCTTGTAGGTAACGTCGAGGTGTTGTCCGTTGACCGTGGCGCTCTTGTAAGTGACGTAGGCTGAAGCGGTATCGATAGTGTTGCCCGACCGTGCGATTGCACCGATGATGTCTCCGACATCGAATTCGGTAAGCGACGGCTCCACAGTCACTTCGATAGTCGTTGCCGCCGTCTGGTAGTCTTTGAGCTTCTTCGTGCCATCGGTTGTAAGAGTGTCGACATCCGCAGATGTGTAGTCGTATTCCTCCGCATGCTCTGCAAGGCCGACCTGCGTTTGCGTCGTAGAGACGTTGCCGTCATCGTCGGCATAGAGGTCTACGCGGATGCGGTCAACTCCTTCGCCGGTTCCCAAGCATATGAGGTGATTCACCGGGTTGCCGTCGATTTTGAGGTTGAGATGCACCTGCGATTGGTCGAACTCCGAATCAGTCGAGTAATCATGGATGGCAACGGCGCTTAAAACGACATGCGATCCGTCGAACGCCATGATGAGCTTCGCGCCTTTCTCGGATAGCATCGAGGTCAATCCGTCGTAGCCTGCAGCGTATCGGAAGTCATGGCTCACGGTTATGCCGCTCGCATCGGTCGATTCCGCGAAAAGACCCGTAAGTCCCAGCGCGGAGATGACCGTTCCTATAGCGGCATTCGCTTCTCCTGTCACATGGAGGTAGGCGCTACCGCTCGGCGGGCATACGACGTGGTTGCCGAGTATCCCGTGCCACGACGGACCGCCATATGTGACAACCGCCTTTCCGTCGCTGTCCGCATGCGGGTTGCGCTTCGTGAACATGCCGCCGTACTCGGTGCCGACCAGCTTTCCATCGCGGCGAATCCGCACATAGACGAGGCCCTTGTACGGGATGTCGATATCGGATGGTACGGTCATCTCCCAATCGTTATTCTCGCTGCCGTAGGCGACGTTCATGCCTGAGTTGCCGACAGTTCCCAGTTCGCTGAAACTTGCATCTGTGTATACAGTCTCTATTACATCCAAGGACGGATCCCCCTAGTCTCGTAAAGCATCAGATCGAAGCCGAACAGCCCCGTCCATGTGATGACGTTATCGCCCGGTTCTATGCGTGCGAACACGTCCGATGACCGGTTCTGCTTGCCGTACTCGTTGGTTATCGAACCTGCGGAATCCCGAAGGAATATCGACGTACCGGGTATCGACCTCTTGTTGTTGAGCGAGTTGACGAACAGCAGCGAGCCTGATGGGACGCTGCAATCGACCTCGTGGGTGATGCCGTTGATGGTTATCGACGGATTCGTTGCGGCCCCGTAAACCACGATCTCGAACTCGCATGGGCAGATGCCGTCTACCGAGATGGTCTTGCGACCGCTCGGAGGCGGGCAGAAGTCGAACGGGTAGTCATGCGGATAATCCAGACCGCCCGAACCCGATGCCGACGATGCGGGAAACGACCAACTGCCGGCATCGCGGTACCAGATGGGCCAGTCCGAACGGAACGTCACCTCGTATTGGGCGGCAAGCCCATCTTGCGTTTTCCATGAAAGCGAACCTGCCGAGATGTTGCCATGTATCGACCACCCGGTAACTGTGAGGATTCCTTCGACTCCCGCTTCGGTATCGGCATCGATGAGGGCCATGAACGCCGCTGCGGAATCTGCATCGAAAAACGAAAGCGTGGCTTTCATCTCCTGCGCGTTCCGGGAGTATCGGCTATGGCCGTTGAGCGATGACGAATCCCATTTCCAGCCGGCGAGGTCGGATGAATTAAGGGAAGCGCCCGAGTCATCGAACCCGAACGCCTCCTCTGTACGCGTTGATTTGTAAGAGATTATCATCCCCTCAACGCCTCCCTTGTAACCATCTGCGCTTCGCGCGGCGTGTAATATACTGTCGGAGCGTTGTCGTGAATCGTGTCGCCAAGTGCCGATAGGTGCTTGTTGATGTCTGAACGCAAAGCTGCTATCTCGCTTGATGATGTCGAATCGACAGAAGCCTTTGAATATGCTGCATTCGATCCGTAGTTATATGACGCTGCGACATCGAACCCGAACATGCTCTGCGTATCTGCAAGCGAACTTTGCAATGCCGGTTTCCCAGCATCGAACCCGTTTATGAGCGAGTGCATTATCAGAAGCCCGTTGCCGTTCAGCATCTCGGCATCGTAAGACGGAGGCCCTTTGTGCTGGACGATGAAGTCACCGATTCCGCCTAGGAAACTTCCCAAGTCATCCATGGCGCCTTTGATGCCGTCGATGAGCCCTTGGATGATCTTTCCGCCGGCATCGATGAGCCACTGTCCCGCGTTGTCGAATACGCCGGATACGATTCCCCAGAGTCCTCCGAGAATATCTCCGATAACCGACATCGCAGAAGAAGCGGCCTGCATCATCCCGTCAAGCGCACCGGACCAATCGCCGTTCATTGCAGATGAGATGGCGTTAACGATGCCCTGGATCACGCCGAGTCCGTCTCCGATTACTGCTTGGATTGTGGGCATGACGGCATTGACCGCAGATTGGATACCAGACCAAAGTGCATTCCATATGCTCGATACGACCGATTGAATTGCCGAGAAAGCAATTTGAACAGCGGATAGATAGAGTTGTATATACGCGATAAGCGGCGAAAAAATAACCATCGCAACCTGGGAAATACCGTTCCAGAAATCGCTCCATCCTTGGCTGACGATGCTGATGAAATTACTGAAATTCTGCTGTAATCCCGATATTGCGCCTGATATAAAATCGGTGAATTGCTGCCAGAGTTGACGGCCTGTATCGGTTTGCGTAAAAAAGTATGCAAGTGCGGCAACAAGAGCAGTGATTGCAAGGATTACTATAGATATAGGGTTTGCGTCCATTACGGCATTAAGCATTGCCTGTGCTGCGGCTGCTCCTTTCGCTCCAAGCGACTCTCCTTCCATTGCGGCAGTCATAAGCGCGAGAGCCCCGGTTGTTCCTTCGGTTGCTATTGCAAACGCTATTTGGATAACTTTCGCGGCAGACTGGACAGCGGCCCATGCCGATGTTGCTATCTGCACTGCCTCATATGCTGCTACCGCCGCACCGATCCCGATGACCAGAGCTGAAACTGCATCTTTGTTTTCGTTTATGAACGATGCAACGCCCGAGAGTGCAGACGATATCCCGTTTATCACGGATGCAACATCGAGCGATTCCATTTGCGCGAACAACGGGCCAATCAGCGAAGAAACAGAGTCGGCGACTTGCTGGATGATTGGGACAAGTGCCAGATATACGCCTTGCACGGACGTGAAGAATCCACCTACGGCTGTAGATATACCTGTAATCCAGTCAACAAAAGACGGGTTCGATACAGCAGAGTCTATGGCTTGAATCACAGTGCTTATTGCATCGGTCACACCAGCGATTACTCCAACCTCCATCTGCATGGCGCTCGATACACCGTCGATGGCAGGTGCCAGCGCCGGTATGACAGAAGTGCCGAAGTCCATGAGCAAACCGGCGATGTTTGAGATTATCGCTCCGGCATTGGCTATGACGTTGGCGAATAGTCCGTTGAACGATGACGCGAATCCCTCGATGTTTGGCAGTATTATTCCGAGCGCAACTCCTATCTCAGAGCCGAACTCACCAAATGCAGCGCCGACAGTTCCAACCGTATCGTTTATGACGTTGCTCACCATAGTAAGCGAAGAAGCGATATCAGATGCAAAACTAGAGAGTCCAGCCTTGGCTTCCCCTATGCCGGATACGACTATCTTTCCGAGCCCGGTTACTACGGAGCCAAAATCGTTGATAACTGCAGCTATCCCGCTTGCCCCGATTGCCTGGATGATGTTTGCCATAGATCGCGTTACTGCTGTCTGGACACGCGTAAATGCTGTTGCTATGCCACCGGTAGCATCTATTGCTTGCTGCGAGAAAGACGCAAATCCATTAATCCCGTTGCTATCAAGATCAAGCATAGCGTTATTGAAATCGCTCATCTTGAGCTTGCCGGTTTCAAGTGCCGAATAGAGTGCCTGAGAATTAGCAGTAGGCCCAAGCAACGCTTGCGCAACCTGAGTCAACTGACCGGGCATTACTTCCTGCAATGTCTTCCATGACTCAAGGTCAACGCTTCCCTTGCCGAGCATCTGCGTATACTGCTCCATAGCACGTTCCTGATCGGCGGTTCCTTTACCGGAAGCAAGAAGCATATCGTTGAATGCAAGACCGATATTCGTTGCAGCTTCAAGTCCGCCCGTAAGCGGTGCAAGCTGCTGAACCATGCCAGTCATGGAATCGAGTGATGTAGGAAGCCCGTTAAGACGGTCGCTCATAGTCTGTATAGATTTGGAAGCATCGTCTGCCGAATACCCCAAGTTGAACATGACCTTCGGGAAGTTGTTCATGGTATCGACACGCGATACAGCACCGCTTATAGATGACGAGATAACATCCATCGCCTTCGATGTGATGCTTGCTGCAGCACCGGCTATAGCACCTGTGCCGAGGAGTCCTGCTGCGAATCCCCTACCGGCTTTCTCCCCCATCTCGTTTCCAGACGCAGTGGTGTCTATCCCTGCAAGCTGGCTGTTGATAGATGCCTGTGCACCTCGAAGGGACGGTACAAGGCTCAGGTATGCGGATGCAAGTTCAGTTGCCATTTATCGCTCCCTTCTAGGTTTGTTCAGTACTTCTTCGTACTCGCTGACCGTCATTCCCTGATTCTGCTTGACCGGCTGTCCCGGCCTTCTCATCGGAGTCGGCTTCGGAATCGAATCGTCCGATGACCACTGCCATGAGATGATGGCGAGACGGTCGAGAACCTCGGCTAGCATGTACTCGCAGGTGCCCCATTCGAGAGCAGGGTTCATCGAGCGCATCACACGCGATTCCCTTGGCAGTTGGGAGACGAGGCAGGCCGCATAAGGCACCGTGTAATCGATGCCCATGCGGCCTGCGTCCAACGAGTAGTATTGGCGGAAGTCAGCCGTCAATTCGCCCGCATGATGCCTTCTGGCATCAGCGAGCAGTATCAGTTTTTTGCTTCCAGCTCTCCCTTGGATGCCGTAAGGACTTCCGTGAAGAAAAGCGCGGCATCGGAGGCTTTCACGCGCCCGTTATCATCGGATATCGCCTCGTGGATTCGCGTCCAGTCGTCGCCGAACATCCTTTTTTCAAGCGCAGGAAGTTTGAGAAAATTCCCATCTCCCACGGCAGACATAAGATCGAGCGTTTCAACATCGTCCAGAACATCGCCGGGTAGCGTCACATCGATGCCCCATACGGTCACGTTCAGAGGACCGGTATGCCCATTCGCCTCTTCAATCGCTGCAAGCTTTTCCTGCTTGGTGCCGTCTGGAAGCTCTATTCCGTGCGCCTTCGCATAGCCTTCGATTTCGGGAACGGTCATGTTGGCAAGTGCTTTCATGACTACACCTCCGCGAAGTGCTCGTATGAGGTCTTGTTAGTAGCGTCTGGATAGGCGGTGATGGTGCACCCGTATCCCAATCCGTCCGAATCCTTGTACGATACGTCATCAAGAACGGTTACTTTTGCACGCGGGATCACGATGCGTTTAATAAGATGCTCGTTGACAACGATTTCAAAAACGAGTACCCATTCATCGCGCTCGTCTCCGCCATGCATCACGGAGATTGCCGGGTCTGCGACGGAAACGTATGTCCAAGTAACCGTCCCATCTGTGACGGTGCCAGTAGCGGGAAACGTCGGAACAGTTGACCCGCTAGTGCCTGCGGTCGTGACTTTGTAAAGCTTACCGTCAGCTGCAACCGTGTCGTTCAGGGAATAAGCATGCGATGCAGCCCATGCGTTCGCACTGGTAAGCACGACGTTTCCGGAACCGTAGACGAACTTGAATACATCGGATTTGTTCTCAAGGAAGGTAAGCGCCCACGTTTCGACATAGCTTTTAATCTTCGATGCGATATTGGGCGCTCCCCATGCATCGATCTGGGCGATATCAAGTTTCTGCTTGTTCTTCAAACCGTCATCGGTGACAAACCCCATGTTGGCGAATGCCGTTCCAAGTTCTGATGTGGCATCTATCGGAACAGCGGTTCCGGCAGGAGCAGCGTGTACGGAGCCGCCTGGTTTAGGCGAGCCCGTACCTACGTTTTCAGCGTTGTTATCCATTTCAACCTCATTCCGTCGTCGTTATATCGGCGACAATCTGGTATCTCGGTGTTTTGTCTGAATCGGGGAAGTAATAGAGGGAGTTGCGCGATGCGCCGGATATCCCCGGTACCGTCTTCAAGTCCTGCATCTTCGAATCGATTGCAGCGGCCATGTCATAAGCCGTTCCCTTGTCGGTCGCCCATGTCTGGATGGCAACCATCGGATGATCGACTCCGGGGTTCTCCCTCGGCCCTCCGGTACGCTCGACAGTTGCAAAAGCGAATGCACGGTCTTCTGGCGGGGAGTCGTACGCATGGAATTCGAAATTCGAGGTTATCCACGCGATGACGGCGGCTTCGATGTCTACCATCAGCCTCGCCCCGCATCGAGTGATTTCAGCAGGGTATTGTGCTTGGCGTTGGAATTACACGACATGGGATCAGTCGTTTTGACCAACGCATGAGCGCGGTTCTTTCCCGTCTGAACGTCTGCATCGTACTTTCCGGATGCCATAGAGTCGGCGCTTTCCTTTATTAGGTTTGCACGACGTAGCAGTTCTTTCTGTACTTGTGGCGAGTTGAGTATTTCCCTGGCCCCCGCGTGATTCATCTTTGCTTCGGATACGTCACCCATCGGTCTTCGTCACCTCGACTTCCATGTTCCATTCGTTCGGGGAATCCGCCCACCTGTCCGGGTTTCCGATCACGTTGCATCGGTGCCCACGGACGGTAACGTCCTTCCATGTGAGTTCGCCTGTATATGATTTCGGAAAGTAGAGCGTGTAAGCGACTACAACACCTGCCGGCCTGTTCGAATCGGATACGTTCTTCGATGACCCGATAGCCACGAGCACGTTGCTTACCACCTGGTCGGAATCAGTCCATACGGGCTTTCCGTACCTATCCGTGCCGCTCTGAACCCTGTCATGGACGGTTACGCTCTCACCATCCATCTACGACCGCCCCCGTCCAATCGTGCAGCGCGGGTCGGAGGCTTCCTACACGCTGGCGGTTGATACCCAAGGCGGTTTTCTCGGCTGAGGTCAGGTAGATGTCGCCTGTCGGATTCGCATACGTGTAAGACGCAGCGAAAGGGCCTACCGTGTTGCTGAACTGAGACATAGGAGCCTCGTCTGTGCCGGACATCATCGACCGCTTGACGACGTTGCAGCATATGGATTCCAGCAGGTTCTCATCTATTTCAGATGCCGGGATTCCCGACCGCGATAGCTTTGCCGATATGAGCGACGTTGCGTCTCCAAGCAATGTTCCAGCTTGCGTCTTTTCGGAATCCGTCAAAACACGCCAACGCTTTTCGAGATCGTCCGCAGTTGCGAAAGGCTCCATTGGAGTCCTCCTTTCTATGCGGCCCTTCCCGCCGTTTTCAGACGGGAAGGGTTACGGGCGTGCTTAGGCTGCGGGGGTGATGACTCCTGCGGGGTATCCGTTTGCGGAAACATACGTCCAGACGGCGGTTCCATCCGTGACGGTTCCGGTAGCAGGGAACGTCGGGGCCTTGGCTCCGCTTGTGCCTGCAGTCGTGCACTTGTACAGGTTCCCGTTAGCCGTGATGACGGCGTTGGCGAGATAGGCGGTTTCTGCGGCCCATTTCGTCTGCACGGCAAGGCGGGTAAGCGGGATCGCGCACTGGAAGCCGACGCGGAACACGACGCGAAGTGCGGTCATATCCTGCTGGGCAAGATTGAGAATCACCGCTCCGGCATCGTCGGTGATGACGGCTTCGGTAAGCACCTTGTAAGTGATGTCCTGGCGCACACCGCATACGAACTTCGTCCAGTCGGCCATCAGAAGCTCGGCGGTTGCGGCGTTCCATGCGCCGTTGGAAACTTCGTTGAGCGGGTAGCCATAGAGGCCGGTCGGGGTATCTCCGGGAAGCGACGTAGTATAGATCGGGTCTCCATTGGTATTGCGCAGCGCATTGAGCATCCACTGCAAGCCGGGGCGAGAAGCGAATCCGTTGATTCCAAATCCCTGCTTGGCTATCTTCTCGGCGAGCGATGCGACATCTACGCCGAGGTCTTTCCCGGTTCCATGGGCGACGGAGTTGCCCGCTGCGATGGCGGAAGGGATTATCGCCGTAGGCCAAGAATCAGGCTTATCAACGCCGAACAAAGCGGCCTGATCGACCTTCTTGCCGATGGCTTCGGCGATGCGCGGGGCAATTTCTGCGGTGAGGTCGAATGAGGAGTCAGCCATGATGTCGTCGGGGATGGGGACGATGACGGCTAGTTCCTCGGCGGTCATCGTAATTCCGCGCCATGCCTGACCGGAGGTCTGCTTCATTCCGCCTGAAGCGCCCACCCAGTAAGCATCGGGCAGGGTGTCGAGCACTGGCTGGCGCTGCTTCTTCGTGGACATACGGGCTTGCTTGGCACGGGTCAGGATAACGGAAGACTTCGGTGCATCCTGGATGATCTGGGTTACGATTTCGTCCGGCATCATCTCGTAAGGGATGTTGTCAGAGCCGATTGCACTGTTGTAATTAGGCATTTTCAATCTCCTAGTTGAGTTTGTTGGTTATCATTTCGCGCATGGGGTCGCGCTTTCCCGCTTCGCCTGCGGGACGGTATCCATCGCCTTTGACGACGGGAGCCGGATGCTTCTTGAAGTAAGGTGCGAGGGATGCGGCGTGCGCCTCTATCTCCTCTTCGGTAGAACCGGCAAGGACTTCTGCGGGGATCCCGGTTTTCTTCGAGACATCGGCTTTCCATCCGGCAATGCTCTTTTCCAGCTCGTAGGCGTTTGCTTTCGCTTCTGCCTTCGCAGCCTTCTCGTTCGCCTTCTGGATCTCGCTCTTCTCCGCTTCCTTCAGCTGCGCAAGCTCTTCAGCGGCGGTCTTGTTCTCTTTCGACCGAGCTTCCCACTTGCGGGCCTCGGCTTTCCAGTCGGTTTCTTCGGCAGTTCCGGCGTGCGTCTCTTCTGCCTTGGACTCCTGTGGCTCTGCCTGTTCCTGCTTCTCTTCTTCGGCCATTTCGTGACCCCTTTCAGCCCGTGCGGGCAATAAAAAAGACACCCGTGCGGGTGCCGTCGAGCGCATGCCTTATGCATGCCTATATGGAAAAGCGCCGTGCGGCGCTTCGATCCCTGTTATTTGCAGCCTTTCTTAGGCTTCTTTGCCACCAAAAACACCTCCTTAGCTCAGTCCGTACATCTTGCGCATAGTGGCTGATATCGAGTTTGCGTCTTTCACGCCTTCGGTCTGTTTGCGCGCTTCCCGGTACATGTCGTAATAATCAGACGGGTCGTAGCCAGATATCGAATGGTCGCTCCCCCATGCCGGAACTATCACGCAATCGCAATGAGCATGGTATTTATTGAATTCTCCGGCTGTTTCTGGACTCCAGTAGACATAACCGCGCCCGGCAAGCAGAAGGCACCATGCGCATGTAGTACGCCCGGTCGGCACTCGTGCGAACCCTGGAGACGTGCTTCCGCGCTGATACCTTTTTCTCGATTTCATGGTTCCTGCATCGACTTCATTTGCGATGTTCTCCATGATGGTATTGCGGGCATCCTGCTTGACGTATCGGTCTACCATTCCGGTAAGTGCGCCCAAAGCATCGTTCGAGTCTTCGTTCCAGAGGTCGCCGCATATATAGCGAGTCGATGCTTCTATGCTGCCTATCGGCGGAGTGGAGCCAATTATCGCAGTGTAGCCGCTTCCGATTTCTTGCGTCCTCAGCTTGTCGTACCACTCAGCGGCAAGCTGCCCCGATACCGGGCCGTACTTATCGGACAATGCGCGGCAAAACGCTATGAGCTTGTCGCGTGCGTATTCGGGATTAGATGTGTCAAGCAGTGCGAAGAAAGACTTCAACTCGTTCTGCGCCGCAAGGGAGACGGTTTGAAGCCGCTTTGCATAGTCCCATACGTCTTGGAAATCAGGCCGGTCCATTCTTCACCGCCTTGGCCTCGTTCATAAGCGAGTTGATAGTAGCAGTTGCCGATGCTTTGGTCATAGCTTTCATGATCCTGTCTCGCTGGTCTTCTGAGAAGCCAAGCTGCTCCCAGAATATATCAGACGAGAATATACCGGATTTCACATCGTCCGGGGCAACGCTGACTATCTTCGTCCACGCGTCGGCCTGTGATACGATAGATGGCATCGCCGGGTTCTTGTAACTTGGCATGACCCCCTTCTGGTCATCCGTGAGCTCGTCCATGGTCACATCTTCGATAATCGCCATCGCCATGAGCGCGATACTCCTGAGAGACGAGCCGTTGGAATCGATGAGGTTTTGCGCCTCGATGATGAGGTCTTCGTTCGCCGCGTTCATAGCTTCTGCCGAAGCCGGGTTGTCATGGA